GGAGGTACGAGCTTTACTCCTCGAAAAGTGCGAATACAAAACTCCGGGGTCGATAACCCCATGAAAATCTTCGTACTTTTTGACCGAGAAATATACACAGGGACATGCCCTCGCCGCTAACTCGCATAGCGGACTTAAACAAACTCCAAAGGACTTGAAACCTTGTGTTGTCTATAAATAAATATGTAATATGCAAATGTAAAATATGCAATATGCAAACAGATAATGTGCGGGCCGCAACCAGTCAAAGCAAGATTGGGCAACCCATGAAGCGTACGAGATCGAAATCTTCTTTAACGCTAAGGCTTTCGACAATTGTCAAGTCAGCACTGCCAGTGTTTGTCGCCTCCACATGACGGATATTCAATTCCGTTCCTGTAAAAGCATTACGGGCGTACTCAAAGCGAGCCTGGCTGAACCAGGGGTAGCTTACAACTATCGTTGGATTTATACGGGTATCAGCGTACTCAAAACCTCGTTGAAAGTCCTGATCGACTGCGCCAGTAGAGGTGTGAAATTTCAACCCTCTCTGAAGTCTGGCGTAACCCTCGCCATGTAGGCGATACCATGCGGTCATGCCACCACGAATTCCTGCAAAGCAGTTTGTGAGTAGCTCATAAGGCCCCAATAAACCTGAGGGGCTAGCGTGGAGGTGAGCTTGATAGCTCGCTTCACGCTCCGCTGGTGTGACCACAAATTCTCCGGCCTCTCGGAAAACTTTAAGGTCTTGTCTTAAAGACAAAAGATCCTCTCCCATGTGAAGTGACACAATTTCGTTATGTAGAATCTGGGGTTGACCAAATGTCTTCACAAACTCCGCTTCATTAGCGGTTACATCACCTTGAAAGTTAGGACCGACCTCCACGATGTACATCGAGTAAATCCTGGTGGTTTGGATGGCTTCCATTGACAAAGTGGCACCACCCCAGCGCCGACTCCTGAAAGTCTGGACGCGAGGTGAATCACTAGGTCCAAATAACTCTCCATCATACAAGAAGGTGGCGAAGCTGAAAGCACCGCCATCACATTCTGCGAGGAGGGTCTGTGGAGGAGGAGTGAAAGTAGCACCAGCTGGTGCTTCGGCATAAGCCACAATCTGTCCATCCACCGTTTCTGTACCGGTGGTCCATCCATAGAGAGTCCCCATCTCTGAGGGTGTGTACTCTCTGACTCCACTGCCACCTGCCATAGAAATAGTCACACCTTGCACGGTGGCTTGCGAGGCGAAAGTGACAGTGCCATTCATCGAGTCAATCTTCTGACCAACAGCTCCCGACAGACGGAACCCTCCAGGTATAATTACACCATTAGCGGGCAAAGTAAGCGGGACGACGTCAGTAAGGACTTCGACATACGCGCCGTCTGTGTCACTGGAATATGCTAGCGTCCTGACAGTTAAAGTCGTGGCAGCAGTCTTCCATTGACCCCCAGTCCTAAACAAATCTGGCGCGCCTAACATCTCTGGATCTACTTGTGCAGGATACACATTGCAGGCAGAGACCGATGGCGCTGCAGTCAAAGCAGCAGTGGGAAATAACGTCGACATAATAGGCTGGCCAGAGGGACCTCTGGTTGGCAAACGAGTCGGCGGGTTCGTCACTGCGGACACGGTAGGCACATGAGTCGGCGACCTAGAAGGAAAGGCCGTCGGAGCTGGAGTGCCCGTCGGGGGCGTGGGTGGCGCAGGTGTCGGCAAATTGCTGGGCACTTGACCCAAACCTAAAATGCCGAACCTACGGACATATCTGCGTCTACGGCGACGAGAAAATGGAACATCGAATGCTCCTATAAGACCCGTTACGGGTCGTCTCGACACCAAGCCGCCTGTTAGTCCGTCGGCAAGATCCTCCAAAGTAGGAGGATTGGTATCAGTCAGAGGACTGTTACCTCCTGGACCGGCTACCTCCGCAGAATCCACCAAAGTGTCTCCAGTGGGAATGTTAGGCATGTTAAAAATACGATGCGAACTCATTGTCCCATAAGAAGGGTTGGCGAATCTAGGATTTTCCATCCACGCAGTAACGATAAAATCGATGCTCTGATCAGCTTTCGTACCAACGATTGGCTGAAGAGTAGAAATGCTCCAAGAACCATTGTGTCTGCCGTCATCATAGGCGTCAACGAAAGGATCTGAAAGGCGCGGTTCATCGAAAGTGCGCAACCAGTTGCGATACTGGTGCCACTCGAATCGAAAAGTCATAGTATGCGTGGCTTTGAGATCCCACACAACATTTTCTAGTGTGTGGGTGTCGCTCACTGGTGCACGTGAATTTGCATTGTAAGCTAAAAGGAGTTTTCCTCCAGTTAAACCAGTGGTGACGATGTCAATCGTGTAACACATGGTTCCGTGCCAGTAGTTCCTGAACATGCTGACCAAACCACTTGGTGGGACAAACCATCCCCCCAACGAATTGAAGGCCATCGCAGGTGTCACATTACATGTCAACCAAGGCGAATTAATGCCATTCGAATTGCGTGGTATGGACGCGGCGTTAATGATAGTCTTTTTGGAAACTAGACTCTCAATACTCATCTGGTCTTCATGACCTGAGCCCCCTACATTGGGGTGAAGCGCCACGCTTTGATGCACGTCCATGGACAGAACACGGCCAGCGCGGTCCACATTCGCATTAGCGGTAGGTGGACTAGCGAAGGCAACATAAGAGGCACCTCCCACTTCCATTGGTGTGGAATAACCGAAAGCTCTGGCAACGCCAGACGCTCCACCGGCAACCGCAGCGACAGCTTCACCAGCTGGTGCGACCATTGGAAACATGGCACTGATCATGCCAGCAGCTCTGGCAATCTTAGCCAGAATTATGGAAGGCCTCGACTTTCCCTCAACTGGAGTCTGGACTTCGTCCTGATACGTGAGGGTAGTGTGGCCCATGACTGTAATATTGGACAACCGAGCGTAAATGCTCAACGTCGGATTTGAAGGAGTGTCTTCCATCGCCGATCGTGGCGGGGTCACACTTTCCAATCTCACATCCACATACGAATCAACCGCAGCTTTAGTTAGCGGGAGCATCGCGTGGTGGTAAAAGAATGGAATAGTGAGTTCAGCTTCCTCATCTTGTCCGATATCAAACTGGACGTGGGGGCGCTGACTCATCAAACCGATGTGGTGAGATTTGGCAATCGAGCCTTTCTCATTTTGGTAATCCAGAATCGCGGGGTTGTACATGTAAGAAGCAATAAACCGGCCATAGTCAAACTTTGTGCCGGAAACAGCAAATCGCACGACAATATCAAACGCGAAAGCATGGTAAGATGCGAATCGTTGAGCAATCGCCGACGTCTCCATAATCTCTGTCAGAGGTTGGAACGACAGCGAAATAAACGTATCACTAGTCATGGTGGTGGTGGAAATGAAAATCTCACGTTCGACATAACTCGGTAAATCTTTCTCCGAGTCAATCGTTCGACGCGTGGTGGGGTCGCGTTCATACGCTTTGTCCCCGACGTCTTGTGAGGGAGCATCAGGCTCCACTATTTCACGAACGCCAACCTCTTCCGAGGCTGGCATTTCATCTCCGTCTTGAAATTCTAAAACGCGCCGGTACTTCGTCCCGTCGCGCATGGTCATGATCTCAATGTAGTCTTCATACTCCAAGTCAAGGACGGGTGGTACTACCCACTCTTCTCTGGCAAACAACTCGCGATGAGCTGCGGTTAGGAGTTTGTAGAATTGATAGCCATGAAGGCATGCTTCTCGAGCACTGGAATTAACTATATCAATCATACACTGATGCATGCTCTGATTCTTCCGACACATGACCAATGGTCTAGTTAGGGATGTCATATCGAGCTTGCCCACCCTACGACCTAAGTCTGGATGGAACCATGATTCGCGCTTGAGAAAGCGCACGTCAGAGCGGTTAATGAACGTAATCGTACCCGCTTTGGAGTCCGGTGTAGCCCACATGCCGCCATCGACGTAGAATTTCGTGAAACGATCAACATCAAACACGCGTTCGCAAGTCTTCTTAAAGGCGAAAGTGTTGTCGTCTCCCAAAGCGGCCATGACCAATTCCTCTCGGATATCGTCAACGTCTCCCCATTGGTCGACGCAGGCCGCTATAAGCATTAGGATTGTTTTAATACTACCTCCTTGTGCTGTAGGAGGCACTCCAGAGGGCCACAGGCTGTTCATCCAGACAATGGGTCCACCGAAGTTGACGTACATATGTTCCATTTCGTGGCAAATTAACTCAACCTCACGGCACTCCTCCTCGGAGTAGCCTAGGGCTTTTCCCACACGGGACATCACCACGACGAAGCCATTCTTAAGCTCTTCCGGGTGAGTCAGATCGTACTGGGAGAAATCAATGCTCACAAATTTGTCTTCGTCACAACAATCGTAACGCGACTGGAAATCCTCCCACTCGCTACTACCAGGGTCAATACCGATGACGTGGCAGAAGTAATGGCAGGCTTCCTGCATAACATGCATGATAGGTCCAATTCGCTTAGTTGCTGCAATTTGCAATTCCGCACTGCAGCCACAAAAGCCGCGATCGTCCTTACCCGGGGGCATAGGCTGGTCTTTTCTAAGGACATTGCCCACACAACCCGTGGTTTCACCACGCATAATGCTACGTTCACAGTCGACTAAATCACGTTCCTCTTCAGGTTTCAAACGCCTATTCGGATGCTCCCCTTCCAACATGTCCCTCTTGGACGTAAATCGGGGGAAGCTAGAACTCTTGGCTTCATTGATGCCATGGGCGTAAGGGTGACCGGCGATGCCGTTGATCACTTGATGAGTGGACATGGGATGTTTTAGCAACATTGGCTGCTTTTCTAGTGCTTTCTGCACAACAACGTCCACATCCTTGAGGAAGAGTTCGACTGCTTTGTCAATCAGAGACTTTGGAGGATTGCCACGATTAGAGACACAGACATTGATCATCTTGTTCGCAATGCGATTAAACGAATCTTTCGGTCTGTTAAATGTCCCCTTAAGTGGGATTCCAAGCAATTTCTCGTATACTTCACAATATGGGTTTTCCCTGTATTCAGACCTTGGTGTCGCGTTACGCTCAACATGCGAGTAAACTTCCAATGGACCCATGTAGCAATAGTTCGCAGGGTTCTTAGGATGCGCTTCAGCAAGTTTCACTTTGGCACTATGGTAATCTAACTTGGGACCAGAAAAGTCAGGGAAGGCGGGTTCGTGCTTGAAGCACTCCTCTACCAAACTCCTGTCAAATATGGAACCACCTGAGTTGTTGTAACCAATAGGCCCAGATACACCGAAAGTATGGAAGCCGACGACAGTTCTGTTGGTTATGTAGATCGCTCCACACAGTCCGTCATACGACCTCATTTCCAGTGTAGCGTTGATGACACCTTTGAGATCTAGTGGGTTATCCCACGGAGAAATAGTCTCTGTTTTGTTTGGTAGAACTGACAAAATGCAAGAGCCTGAAACGGCTCTGCACGTGGCCCAATTGAAATAGACGATCTTACCAGCAGACCCCTTCACTTCTTTGATGTTGGGGGTCATGTACCTAAACATGGATTTTGAAGTACCAGAGAGGGCACCTACATACACAAACACATAGTCTGTGCCAGGTGGCCCCCTCTTGGCAACACTCTTGTCCAGTGTGAGGGTACGCATCTGAGAGCCGCGTACATAGGTCAAAATCGCCCTGTCCGGTAATTCATCAAACCCATGACCAGTCATGCAGACATAGTCAGGGCGAAGATTCCAGACGACACGGCGTTTCTCCATCGTGGCTCCTTTAGAGTCTTTATATCTATGGATCTGGCCCCACATTTGAGAAGCGACAATGTCGCATATATGCTCATCTGTGGTACCAGAACCTGCCGACGAAATGCAAGCAGAGCTGAGAGGAACATTCCAATAGTTAGTAACAAATTGACTCACAACTGCCGCCTTGGCACGCTGTCGCTTCTGTTCTTCCACTGTCATGTAGGGCTTTTCTCCAGATTTGTAATCTTCCATTTCTTGGATCAATGCCTTTGCTTCCTCATCGAGCACGAATTCATTATCGGGCTTGTCGAGTTCTTGGTTTGTCTCAGTGAACGCGTCAGGTGACGTATTCTCTGGGATCACGACAGCCTCCCCATCCTGGGGTCTTAAATTCCTCCAGGCGGAGACCATCATTAATGCACCGGCGAGCGTCATAGTCCCCAAAATGGGGAAAGCTCCCAGCGACTTGTTTTCCTTGGCATAGACCACCAGTTCTTCTACTGGTAATTGATCATAGGCAGTAGCAAGCTCTGCATAACTGTGTAAAACACTGTAAATCAGGCACCTGCACGCCACCAATGCACACATAAGTCCAGCAAAGTGGTTTTGTGTGAGGAATAAAGACAAGGAACAAAGGAAAGCAAAGAAGATAGAAACAATGAAGTTGTCGACCTTGCAGCGCAATCTCTCCTCCTGACTCAACTCTTTCATTGAAGCCAAAGGACCCACGAAAATATCATCGAAAACGCCAACAGCGTAATCAGAGACCACTCTCCTGCAATAGGAATCCTGAGTGGTTTTGCCACATATGGGGCAATTCGTGAGGTAGGTGTTGTGGACACAAAAAGAACGATCCACGGAAGAATTCATCAGGGAAAGCTGCTTCCGATGGTGACGGACGAAACTATCTCTAATGTATTCTTTGACTTGATCCCATTCTAACACATCGTCATGGACTTTGAAATCCACGGCGTTGTCATCAGCATCAGAGTCAAAATAGACACGCCTGAAAACACAATTGTAGGGTTCGGGGATCGCTCTCCGATACTCATCAATGGGCTCCCAATGGCCGTCCACTTCAATACTCCGTTCTTTGACAATTTGCATCTCAAACTCAGTGAGCCTTCGAGCAGCTGCTTTCCAGAAAGTAAGACCCCTCGTGATGCCCATACCCCGTATATTACCGGAGAAGGCACCCAATTTATGGTGAGAATGGTTGAAACCTTTGTTCTCAGCAATGGGACTCAATAATGGTGTGGCAGCATTTGTGCCGAATCGAATCAGAATGGCTCCAGCTGGTTGCTTCATAAACTTCTCGGCAGTCTTGCCGATGTCATCTCCTTGCAAGCAGTTCTGGAACGGGGTCAATCCGCTGTCAAAAGCGTCATCTTCGACGATATGACCAATACGGGGAACTTCGCCAATAGCAGACATGCATAAAGCGTGAATACACTCCAACGCAGTGGATTTACCGATGCCTTGAGCACCGGAGAAACCGTAAAACTTGGTGTCGTAGTGTTTTCCACCACTGTCGATCATACCATGTACACGCGTTATCTGGGTGTTCAGAGCGGTAATACGATCAGTGACGTGTCTTTCTTGTGGCAAACCCTTACTATGGTCTCTTAAACTCTCGAACATTTGTAGAGTCGAATTTAAATCGGCCTCCAGTTCAAAGAGAGTGACTGATGAATTGCCAGCGACAACGTTCTGTAGTCTTGAGACCACTTCGCTGTATGCCATCTCGGCAGGTTTCACCTTGTCATCGAAACAAGCGGATTTAGGACCTAGCCCACACATGAGGCAAGCACTTTCAAACATGTCGAACATGGCATCTAAGATCATTGTAATGTTGTTACTACTCTTGTGCCTTGCGCAAAATGTGAATATGCCGTCGGTCCATGTCTCTTTATCCGCAAAGGAACTCCAAAGCGTTGGTAGTGTGGCGCCGAAGGCAAGAACACGCAGGATCACCATTTTTGTGGCGCTGCGTGCACTGCTCCAATCACCATTATACTGAATGAGATCTGAAATCCAATGAGGTTCTGACTTTTCAGGTTGTGGGTCTTGCCAATTCCAGCCAGGAAATACGGCTGATATGGCGAGTTTGGCCCACTCATGTCGAGTCTTGGGAATTATCTTCCAAATTTTCAAAAGGACTACTGAGACGTCAATACCAATAGAGACTTTAGCCAGTGGTGTGGTGTTGTTGGCCCAATTGGTAAGTACAAGACGTTGACACAACAGAATCAAATCGGTAGCAGGGTGACCTGCATATTCCAAAATGGTACTGGTGGTAGGGATAGGTAATTCAATCTTCCCTTGCGTCCTGGCTTTAACCAGATTGCGACTAAGGTCCACAGCGTTAGAAACGCGATGGCGCCACTCACTTGGCTTGAAGTGGGCAATCAATTCCTTGTGATTGTCCACATGGTACCTTTGCACTTCTCCAACGAATTCATTTGGCAACCATGCCATAGGAATATTTCGTTTAGAGACGTGCTCAAGCACCCAACCCTTAAACACGGGGTCTTTCTTTGCTTCTGTCAAAATTGCGAACGCGACTTCGGAGTCGTGTCGCTCTTCTTTATTAACAACTTTCTGACCTGTGTAGGATCTATATTGTCCCATAAATTTCACCCCGGCTACCAACCGTTTGAGTTTCAATTTCTCAATGGTATCGGACCACGGGGCTTTCTTGGGTGGCGACACTCTGACTGCCAATGGGTCCTGCTTCTTCTTAGGCCTGTAAGCATGGTAGCTCAAAGGTGTAGCAGCAGGAATGGCTGTCTCCAAATCAGGAAACTCGTCAGAAGACGAGGCCTTAATGGGATTGAGTGAAGGGAATAAGGTAATCAAAAGCTGAAACAACACCGTGAACATAATCCAGTACATGGTGTGATTGCTCTGCTCTTTAGCATCTGTAACAGCTTCAGCGGGTATAATATTAGAAAAGAACCCACAGAGAGCTAGAACAAAGCTGAACCTACCCACAGAAGACAAATTCACGCAAATCCGCTTACTTGAAGAAGTAAAACTAGGGACGTAACGTGCATACCAAGGAATTATCACAGTGATGTAATTATCGATGATAAGGTACAAAGCCGTTTCGGGCAAGTACAATTTGTTGAAAGGGATGGCCAATCTATCAGGTGATTCAACACTGATGTAGTAAGGACTGGCCGGGCATTCACGGACCACAAATTTCTGTTTGGAAATGCGATCTGCAACTGCCTGTGGCAGGGAAAACCAAGGGACGGGTTTAGCCTGCGCTGTTTCGAACAATTCTCCTCTCCAAGTGGGATTGTTATTGCCAAGAAAGCCGATAGCTAAATTGTACAAGACCAGGGTCCTAATAGGAAAAGAAATTGCATGGTAAACGGAACCCATTGTCCCACGCTGTTCGTGTAATTGGTACCACAAAGACAAAGGAACGAGTGAATGTACTGACTCAGGAGTGATCATCCTGTAAGAAGGTTGAAAGAACCGTAATTCTTCGTAATCTAGGTCAAGTTCATCTGCTAACCAATGAATGAGAAAATAAAACGAACTGGTGTCCGTATCTTTGTCTCCTTTAAAGGATTTGCAATCGTCCATAAATTTCTGTGATAGTGCCCCACTATGGTACTCAATAAGCGGCATGAAAGCCTCTCGAGAAAACAAGTCCTCGGGTAGCATGAAATCAAGCGATGGATGAGTAATGGGGATCTTCCCTTTGAGCTCTGAAGCTCCGCCTAAAACTTCCTGCAGGAATAAATCCACGGCCTGGCCTGAGGGCTCCATTAAAGAACTGGAGTCCCAAGCCTGGAACGCATCATGACCGGCATGTTCCAAATCTTGAAGGAATAAGCGGTCAGTGAGTGCAGGGTAAAGGTCCCAACAAGTGTCTGACACTGTAGTACAGGGAAGTTCGCCGCATGGTACGCGGCGGTGTTTTTCCGAGAGAAATTCGTCTCGAGGAAAAGTTTCGATGAGGATTGGTTCTGCCTCTTCGATGTTGATTTTAAATGATGAAGTGTCATTGGTGTTTGTATATTTACTCATGATTAAAAGGGTCTTTAGGTATCCGAACCGTTGCAGCGAGGTAGTAAATCTGCTGCCCACAATAAATCATAACCCCAACTCCTCAAACATCTTTTACAAGGCAAACGTGTGTGTTATAAAAACTCTCCGGTTTGTGGAATGGACTCCTTGGGAGAATTCGTCTTCAACACGCAGCAAACATCCATATGCTGGAAATTAACCATTGGTTTCGGCTGCCCTTGAACGGGTTTTACCTGGCGGTAATAATAACTCTTAAACAAAAGTACCAGGCGCCTAATAACTCTACCTAATCTCTCGAGCGGACTACTTGTATAGTTTTGTCTGATCGGAAAGGGAAAGGCTTGGACGTTTAAAACGATGAACGCCACTAGCTGTATAGCTGCTAAGCTTTTGCAATCTGCAGGTCCTAATTTTGGTAAGTGACCTTGATTCTTCGTAAAGAAATCGAAAGGAAAAGTGACGTGATGGGGGGGGGGGGGTTTAATCTCACTCGCAATGTGCGAGTAAGAGCGTATCCATAAGTTCTGTGGTCAGTAGAATAAGGGTAACGCATTACTGAGTGACGAGTGACCAACTCTAGTGAAGAAATAAATCAACACAAAATATAATAAACGTAGGGGGGGTTTTATGTGGCAAATTAATGCCACAATCGTATCCATAAGCCATTAGCCAAGTGGTAAGGGTAACGAATTAGTATCTATGGAGTGGCTAAACTCCGTCTAGTCAAAAGTACTGACTTGAATGAAACAAACACTACCATGTGTAGTGTCTGATATCAATCAGAGAGAGTGCAAACATCTCAGAGACAATTGGTCTCAAAAGAATAATAAAGTCTAACAAAAGACAAAATATTATCTCTTTAAGACTTAAAAACTCTAAAAGTTTTGCAACTAACCTGAATGACAGCGACGCGGGGGAAACCCG